CCTACATTGTCTCCGAGCTTCTGGAAGTTCGCACCCATGCTAACGGATGTCTGCTTCCCTGCTGTCTCAATAGCGCGAATGTCATTGACTGCCTGACTTTTGTTCACCGATACTTTCGCGAATAGCTCGAAGACGTTCACTTAATTCCTCCGGGTCCGGTCCTTTGCGCTTCTTCGTCTCCACGTATTCTTGGAGTTCAAGTCGTGCCTTCTGTTTCGCCTTTGCTGTGAGGTATCCGGCGATCGCTTTGTCCGCGATTCGTTCGGCCTCTGCCTTGAGCTTGGCCACGTCATCCGGGGCAACCGGCATGACTTCGGCGGGCTTCTCACCTAGTCCATGCTTCTGCAAGAAGACACCCCACGTCAACCCTTTCCCTGCACCGAGGAGGAAGGCTGTATATGCCGCCGCCTCTAGTCGCTGTCGCTCTTGTCGGTAGGCTCTTGCTGCTTCGGCCTCTGAGATTTCCTTGAGCCTGGCGTATGGGATTCTGAGGAGCTGTTCGTCCGTCCATCCGGTTGGTCTTTGGATTTCCCAGAGTTGCTCTGCCAAAGATCTTTGACCGCCTTGCTCGCATGGACGGATCGCTTGAAAAAAACCGGGAAGTCTTTGATCCCTGCCAGCTTCTCTACCACCAAGGGCAGATCCATCAACGGCAAAACGTCAGGGTCTTGTACTTCCTCAATCGTCAGTTCTTGACCGTCGGGCTTGATTAGCATTGAGGCCAGCCATTCGGTGACATCATCCTCGGCCTCGGGAATACCGGAAGCCATAGAGAACAACATCGCAACGACATTGATTTGATGGTCTGTCTCTTGAGCCCCCTTCTTATCGAGGACAGGCTCGCCGCCTTCGTCCACCATCGGCACGGGACTGTAGAAGTCCTCGACGTTGTGCCCTGCGTGAATCTGAATCGCTGCTAGGATTCGCGGTACTGTGAAGCAGTCGCGCAGCCCCGGCTTGCGAATCGTGTACCGAACACCTTCGATTGTAATTGTCGGTCTCTCCCTCAGGATCTCCTCAGACATGGGAAAGCACCTCCTTTCGCCGTTACCCTCAGAACTAGGTTTGCGGCATCCAGATTTCAAACGGACTGTTCGCTAGAGCTAACGAAGCCGCTGCGAAGTGCCCCTCAAATACAAGTTGGTTGATTGCTTCATCGCGCGGTGCTGTGGTGAGCGTCAGACCTCCTACCGATAGCCCGTTCTTGACGATAAAGAAAGCGGGGTTCGTAAGCGACGTATTCGATACCTCAGTAGCCAAAGCTACGTCGTGATAATCGGCGTCAGTGAGATGGGCAAGCGTGATGATATCGAAGTCGTCGCCAGTTGCAGACGAGTCATAGCGATACGTTGCCGTCACGAGATCTGTGTCCGCAATAGCCGCGCCCACTCGCGTTACTACCTGAGTGGCTACATTCACGCTGTAGTCAGTATTCAGAACCCCCAGAGTCGGGAGTCCTAATCCAGCGTCCGTGTAGTAGATCTCTAGCGTATCCGCGTCGATGTCCGTAGCCCCAGCCGGTGCGATAGCGCCGTCCAGCTCCAAGCCTGTTCCCAAGTACTCACCATGTACCCAGGTGTACGAAACGTCGGCGCCTTCCGATCCTGCGATCGCTGCCAGGATGTTGTCAGCCGTCATCGTCTCCAGTAGGTTGACCGTCAGGCGTGTGACTAGACCTGATATCCTACGCAGTCCCTTGACAGGACCATATGATCCATCAGCCTCGATCACCTTGTAGTCGGGAAGAGCTTCAAAGACATTGCCTCCACGGGTTGCACCGAGAGTCCTTTCGGATCCACCGCCTGCGCCGTCTTCAAAGTCGAAGAAGGTTTTCCCCGCACCCGTCTCATACCGATCGCCGGTATCAGCGGTTATTCCTGTTTGTAGTGCCAAGATTTATCACCTCGCTAGCACTGCTTGTACTTCACCTTTTGCGAACAAAGACACCTGCCAGATGATCGAATGCTGCCAGCGTTTCGGATCGCTTGTGGGGATAACCCCTGCACCAAGCGGCCATACCCTACACGCTGAGAACTCGCCATCAGGAGGGCTCAATCGCGCCTCAATAAACAGTTCCTTGATTCTCTTCACCACCTGCAAAAGCAGCCCTGCGTTATCCGCGTAATCGTTGATCGTTTGCATGTAACGCCCTGAGAGGTTCGGCCACGTATCGTAGTCAAGGTCAACCTCGTGAGCGATGAAAAATTCCTTCGGCTCTTCGTCCTCTCCTGGATCCGCGAACGCCTCGATGTAGTGGATTCGCTCTGAGAGCAAGGTAGCTGACAGAGAGACAAGCGTTTGAAGGTCTGAGTCCGTCACTATCTTCGCTTTCACGGAAGAGATAAAAGCCTGACTCACTTCGACTGCTGCCACTAGAACCACCTCTCTGCAAGCTCGCGAAGAATTGCCGGTTTAGCATCCTTCATTCCAGGCACAAGCCAAGGTCGCCTGCCAGGTCCCGTTTTCAATTCGAGAGCGATCCCGAAGCCGAGTAGCTTGCCGCCTCTGGACCGTGCAGGAATCCCGATCCACGCTGAGAACGCATCACGCTCTGAGCGGGTCGCAAACTGAACCGCCCCTGCAAGTACCCCTGTCGGCTTGGCAGGGCGTTCTGTGGGAGCTGAGGCTCTGTAGGAGACTGTCTTAGTGCCGCGCTTCGCATACCATATTCCAGTGCGCGGACCTGAGAATGATTCGACGATTACATTCCGTGCGATGATTGCCACGGCAGACGCCTTCCTCTTGCCCATCTTGTTGAACGTACTCAACACAGTAGGCACGTTAGTCTTGAAGGTTGCACCGCCTCGATCGCTCAAGCTGCTTCCACCTTCCTTGAATCTTTCACGATAACGGTTGTGTCTCTGTCGTATCCGTCTGGATTCACTGCCGGGCCAATCGGTACAAGGATCTCCTTCGAACGATCGACAAGCACGAGCTGGTAATTCCTTGTCTTGATTGACGGGGTATCTCTGAAACGCACCCGGTAAGCCACGTCGCTGAGATCAACCTTGTTCGCTGCCTTTAGCTCTGCCGTGAGCATGGTGACTACAGCCCAGAAGGTTCCTGTAGTTGCCATCGTAGGAGAGGGGCCAACGTCGCCCATCGTTCCTCCGGTGCTATCCCCCATGATCTTGACTTGCTCGAACCTCGGCATTAGACGATCTCCAAGAGGTGTCTAACGTAAGGCTCAAGAAGCGTTTCGTCTGGGCCATCTCCCCAATCAACTGAGGTGATTCCCATTTCGGCTCGCTCTGATTTCCGACCGTCTCTGTTCTCGAATTTCCAGGCTACGAATTGCCAGCACCACACGAGGACTTCGCTCGGGATGTCAAGATCTACTCGGGTCAGAGACACCCTGAGCTGATCCTCGTCACTGCTCGTTGCGGAGATAGGTTTCTCGTTGGGGTAGCGGTGCGTGAGGGTAACTACCCCCAGCGCGCTTGTTCCGATAACCGTCTCAATCCCGATAGCGCCGTAAGTGCCACCGACCACATCACTATTCACAAGAGCGAGAAGGGCAACGGCATCATCTGCATCTGACACCCCCACCTTGAACTCACGTTCTGTCTCATCGTCAACAGCAGCGGCGGTGAAGATCGCGCCGTCAATGGTCAGGGCTTCCCCCGCTTGCACACTGGCCAGCGTGATCTTCGCCTGCTGCTCGGTAAACGGATTGTGGAGGTACTCATCAGAATGCCGACCTGCTGCCTTCATAAAGCGTTCAAGGATCGTATCGTGAGCCGAGCTTGAAACGTAGCAATACTGCTTCAGCTCGTCCTCATACACAGCCCAGGTAAGCGCAGTTTCGACAGGTCCCATGAGTTCCTCCTAGCGGTCTTCGCTTGGGCCAGTTGCTCGGTTCGAGCCCGGCCCCTTCTTTGTCTTCGGCTTGATCTGCCCACGGTCTACCGCCGGGGCGATGTCATGTTTATCCATGTTGATCGTTTCCCCTTTCGGGTAGGTGTGCCCATGGTACATGTAGCTCGAGGTCAAGACCTTGACTTCTTCCGTTCCTTTCGACATTCAACACCTCCTCTGTGCTAAAGGTTGAGGTCGATCCTAGGACGGAGGAAGGACATACCAGACGGTTGCTCTTGCTACCCCCGCCGTGGCTGCGCCACCCGTCTGCGTGTACTTGAGATACACGTCTGTATCAACCGTCACTTGCTCGGGCTTGTCCCCAACGTAGACGCCCGATACAAGAGTCTCAAGAACATCGTCTGCATCGACATAGTGATCAGGGTCGGTTGACGTTCCCACAAGCAAGACGTTCGTGGTCCCTGCATCGAAAGCCGTGGTAATGGCCACGCACACATGAGACACGATAGCACCCTTGGGGATCGTCCCAATCTGCGCAGTGAACGGGGTAGCTACACTGAATGCGATAGTTCTAGTGATCGCATTTGCTGGGGTGATGGGGACGGCATACGTGCCTGCGTCGTACCGCACCTCATTGCCCATCGTCGGGTCGTACCCGTCAGCGATGAACGTTCCTTGATAGTAATCTGCGAATGCGAAAGACGCAGCCAGGATAAGGACTACACCCAACAGGACTATCGCGTTGAATTTCATTTGAGACTTGTTCACTTGGACCTCCTTTGGTTGGTCCTTGGTCTAGCTGGTTGCCTACTCGAGGACGTATTGAATGATGAAGTCAACGCCTGTTGCCGTGTCTACATCGCCACCCGTCTTGCCAATCGTGATAGCCGATGCTGCATCCATCTCAATGAATGAGGCCCCGTCTGCTTGGATGTCACAAGCTGCCGCTGTGTGCATAGCAAGAGCCTGAGATTGAGTAAGGCTTGCTTGCTTGAAGGCCGCAATCTTGACGCCACCTGCTGACTGGGTTCCCAACACGTCTACAGTCGTTGTAGTACCAACAGCCCCGCCATAGGCAACCGCGTGAATGTTCACAATCCGATACGACAACCCTGTGACGGCTGCCAATATCTCATGCCCTGCATTGATCTCCGCAGTAGTCACCCTAGCGCGAGTAGATAAGACCACTGAGTTGTTCCCCGAAGCGAGAGCTACCTGAGCAGTCGCGCTCGGAGTGATCGTCGCGTAGGTATCAAGATCCGCGTCATAAGCCTGGGTGTCGACACCGATTTCAACGGACATGTCCTGAGCCATCGAAGCAAACGTAGCTGATGCTAGGAACGTCAACATATTTGCAGCAGGGGCTACCGTTGCGAACGATGTCAGGTTCGCATTGTAAGCCTGGGTATCAACGCCTACCTCAACGGATAGATCCTGCGTCATCGAAAGGAAGTTCGTCGATTCCACGAGAGTCTGCGCGTTGGCTGTCGGCGTAAGTGTTGCCCACGTATCGAGGTCAGAATCATACGCCTGCGTATCGACACCGATCTCTAAGCTCAAAGCCGTAGCAGCCGCAGCAAAAGTGGCACTGCCAAGCAGCGACACCATGTTCGCTGAAGAGGTGATAACATCGCAAGTATGCGCAGCCGTGAAGTACGGGATTGAGTTAGCTGCCCCGTTTACTCCAGCAAGCGCGTCAAGGTCTGTATCCCATGCCTGGACATCTGTTCCAATAACCAAGCCTGTGAACGTCGTCGCTCCTAGTGTGCCGACCGTCAGGGCTTCGATGTACTGAGGCGCAGCGTAAGCGCCAAACGCAAAGGCAACAAGCGTGAGCATCGTCGCCAGGGTAAATAGTTTTCTCTTCATTCGGTCCTCCTTGTACTGACCGATTGTGTTCAACTCCCTACTACGGGAGATCCATGATGCGGAGAGCGTCAGCAATCTTGATCT